CGGAGCCGGTGCAGCCGCAGCGCGGGAAGCTAAAGCAGCAAAAGAAAAAGACGCCTCAAAATACACAACAGGCATGATGGGTGGCGGCAAAGTCAAAGGCTATATGGGTGGCGGCGGTGTTAAAGGCTACGGCAAGGCTCGTGGCGCTAAAGCCTGTAAGATGCGGTGAATATGACGTTAATTGATCGCCACATCGCAGCCTCCGAGCGTCTTTATAAGATGATGGCGGAAGACCACAAAGAACGAGTCAGCGACTTGATTGAGTGGGCGGATATGAACTCGTCTTTGATGCGTAAGCTAGATGAGCGAGATCAACATATCCGCACGCTGGAAGCGGAGATCACCGCGCTTAAAGCAGCGGCAGGAATATAAAGGCCACGGTATAATGACAACATCAGGCACCACAACGTTTAACCTAGACCTCACAGATCTGGTGGAGGAGGCGTTTGAACGCGCTGGTGCGGAGATGAGGACTGGGTACGACCTTAAAACGGCCCGCCGTAGTTTGAATTTAATGTTTGCTGATTGGGCAAACAGAGGCGTTAATATGTGGACGATTGAGCAGGGGTCTATTCCCCTTGTTGCAGGAACCGCTACGTACGACCTCCCATCTGACACCGTGGACCTGATGGAGTTTGTTGTTCGCACTAATGCCGGCAACACGTCTACGCAATCAGATTTGACGATGTCCCGCATCAGTGTTTCGACCTACTCAAGTATTCCAAGCAAACTGTCCCAAGGACGCCCAACACAGGCGTGGATTGATAGACAGGCGGCTACCCCGACGGTGACACTTTGGCCTGTTCCCGATACTGCGCAAACATACCAGTTCGTGTATTGGAGACTGAAGCGCATTGATGACGCAGGTAGTGGGGTTAATACAATGGATGTGCCGTTCCGGTTTTTGCCGTGCATGACTGCGGGATTGGCCTACTATTTGGCGCTAAAGGTGCCGGATGGAACTGCCCGCCTACCTATTTTGAAACAGCAATATGACGAGGCGTGGGAGTTGGCGGCTACGGAAGACCGCGAGAAGGCTTCGTTTTCACTTGTGCCGCGCTACATGACGATAGGGTAAATCCCAGTGTCCGCACAGAAATTTGCTTCCGGCAAGTACACGATTGCAGATTGTGATCGGTGCGGGTTTCGGTATAAGCGCAAAGATTTAAAAGAGTTGGTTATTAGGACACACCCGACCGACTTGCAGGTTTGTAATGAGTGTTGGGAGAAGGACCACCCGCAGAACATGCAAGGCATGTACCCTGTTACAGACGCGCAAGCAGCCCGTAATCCTCGCGTTGACAAGTCACTAGCGTTTTCAGGCGGCGACTACAGCTCACGTGGTACGCAGTGGGGCTGGAATCCGGTTGGTGGTTCTAGGAGTTTTGATGCAACGTTAACGCCAAACAATTTGATAGCTACTGCGATTACTGGTACAGTCACAGTGCAAACAACCTAATCAGATTATGAACTACGCTGAACTTGTAGACGCTATTCAGGGGTATACGGAGAACACGTTTACCAACGCCGAACTTGCTACTTTTGTAGCGCAGACGGAGCAGCGCGTCTTTAACACCGTTCAGTTCCCGTCGCTTCGCAAGAACATGACGGGCGCTACTACACTTAACAACAAATACCTCTCAACACCCGCTGACTTCCTTGCCCCATACTCTTTGGCGGTTATAGACGGAAGCGGTAATTATGAGTACTTGTTGAACAAAGACGTTAACTTCATACGTCAAGCGTACCCAAACCCAACTTCGGTTGGACTGCCTAAATACTACGCACTGTTTGGACCTACGACCACGTCTGGCGCAAGCCCCACGATAACAAATGAGTTATCGTTTATTATTGGCCCCACACCCGATGCAGCGTATGCGGTTGAGCTGCATTTCTATTACTACCCCAACTCCATCGTACAAGGCGGTATCGCCTCTCTTGGTGTTGTTACGGGAGGCAGCGGGTACACAAACGGTACGTACTACGACGTTCCGCTATTGGGGGGTAATGGTGGCGGCGCTACAGCGGCTATTTCTGTTTCCGGGGGTGTTGTGACGAGTGCGAGTGTAGCGTCTTCTGGCGCGGGCTACCGAGTTGATGACGTGCTGACAGTGGGCACGACGATTGGTGCTACGGGTGTTAACTTTTCAGTGCCCGTTGGCGCGCTAACAAACAACAACGGCACCTCATGGCTGGGCGATAACTTTGACTCTGTGCTTCTATACGGCTCCTTGGTTGAGGCATATACCTTCATGAAGGGTGAGGCGGACCTGATCCAGCTATACGATGCTAAGTACAAGGAAGCCTTGCAACTAGCCAAGCGCTTAGGAGATGGTATGGAGCGTACGGACGCCTACCGCTCAGGACAAGCTAGAGTACCGGTGACCTAATATGGCAATTACACAAACAACCTGCACCAGTTTTAAAGTCGAGTTAATGCAAGGCGTGCATAACTTTGACGTGGATACGTTCAAGATCGCGCTATACACCAGCGCAGCAACGCTGGAAGCGGACACAACTGCTTACAGTACGGCTAACGAATCCGTAGCCTCTGGGTACACCGCAGGGGGGAATACCCTAACCGTATCGACTACACCGACCTATTCCGGTACAATCGCCTTTGTGTCCTTTGCAAATACTGCATGGGCATCCGCGTTGACGGCGCGAGGCGCACTGATCTATAACAGCAGTAAGTCTGATAAGGCGGTTGCTGTGTTGGATTTTGGGGCAGATAAAACGTCTGCGACCACTTTTACCGTAACTTTCCCCACTGCGGACGCCACAAACGCCGTTGTTCGTATTTCGTAAGGAGCACCAAATGCTTGTTGATAAATCTAAAGCCGCCGACGCCGTCTCTGTTAACGTCACCAAACAAGACGCTATGCAAGAAGGCACCAAGGGCGGCGGCGTGTTTGAAGTTGTTTGCCTAGATAAAGACGGCAACACCAAATGGACTGCAAAAAGCCACAACCTTGTTGTAAACGTCGGTCTGCAAGACATGAACGCCAAGTACTTCTCTGGTAGTTCGTACACTGCGGCTTGGTACTTGGGCTTGTATGGTGCCGGTGCGTCTAACAACCCCGCTGCAGGCGACACAATGGCTAGCCACGCAGGCTGGTCCGAAGACAGTAGCTACTCTGAGTCTACCCGCCCCGCGTGCGCGTTCGGTACTGCTACTACAGCGGACCCTTCAGTCATCACAAACTCCGCGTCTACTGCCACGTTCTCTATCAACGCATCTACCACGATTGGCGGCGCGTTCTTAGTAAGTGACAACACCAAGGGCGGTACCAGCGGGGTGCTGTTCTCAGCAGCTGACTTCTCTTCTCCCGGTGACCGCGCAGTTGTGTCTGGTGACACGATCAACGTGACCTACACATTCAGCCTTGACGCTGCGTAAGGAGTAAGATATGGCGACTAAATTTAGTAGGGGCGAGGCTGTAAAGGTTGCTGGGGTTATCCCTAGTGGCCCAGTCCAAGCACTTCGTATGGACGAAGATGGTGTGGTGTACTGCCTAATTGAATGGCAAGACGCTAACGGAAACACACAAAAGCGCTGGTTTAGTGAAGACGAGCTAGTCGCTATTTAATAGGAGTGGGGCTAAAGCATGTTTGGGTTTGCCGCATTTGCCCAAGCCCCGTTCTCATCATTAGCGGGGGTTGTGTATCTATCTGATGTAGCTGAAACGGCTATTGGAATAGATACGCCCACGTCCATATTCAACATCTACATCCCTGTTTCTGAGACTGCCGGGGCCTCAGACGCCATAGAGTCCAGCTACGCAATTGGTGTTGCGGTGGCGGAGAACTCAACAGGATCAGACGATCCGACCAACAACGCGGATTTCCCCGTCTCCCTATTAAATACGGCTAACGCCTCTGAGACTAACAGCGCATCTATTGACTGGGTAACGGCTCTTAGTGAGTCTGCAGCTGGTGTTGAAGCTACGGCGGTTAGGCTCCAATACGTGGCTTCTTTGGTTGATACTGCAGCGGCGGCGGATACCGTAGATAGCTCGTTCTCAATTAGGGGCGCGGTCGTCGAGACTGCTACAGGTAATGACAGTACCTCTGCATCGGCGAAGTTTGAAGCGTTCATGGCTGAGCTGGTTACGGGTAGCACAGAGCAGACCAACACGGCAGACCTGAACGCAGCAGTTTCTGGGGCGGTAACGGCTCGGGATGTTGTGGGGGCGCGTGCGCAGTTTATCGCCGCTGTTGTAGAAATTGCCACCGCGCTTGACGTGTCCGCAGCCCGCCTGATTTGGGAGCTTATAGATGACAGCCAAAGCGTAAGCTGGCAAAATACAAATGCTAGTACAGACGGTGGCTGGGGTCTAATTGACACGAGCCAGTCTACGGACTGGACCAACGTAAACAGTAAAGGCTAAAAATGGCACTTGTGGTAAAAGACCGGATTAAAGAGACCACCGCCACTACCGGCACTGGGACACTCACGCTTGCGGGCGCAGCAGTTGGATTTCAGGCTTTCTCCGTCATAGGGGACGCCAGCACAACGTACTACGCGATTGCAGACTCCACAACGGGGGATTGGGAAGTAGGGGTTGGTACCTATACGGCCAGTGGAACTACGCTGTCTCGGGATACTGTTTTGGAGTCAAGCAACGCCGGGGCTTTAGTCAGTTTCGGTTCAGGTAGCAAAGACGTTTTCGTGACTTACCCTGCTGAGCGATCAGTGTACTTAGCCGCTGACGGCACACCACCATACGACCTAGCGGGTACAGCTGTTGCGATGGCAATCGCACTAGGCTAAAGGAAAATAAATGGCAAATACATTCAAAAACTTCGCTGTAGCCGACGTAGGCACAAGTGGGAGCACAGTTCTTACTGCGACTACAGCCACCACGCTGATCGGTGTGACGGTGGCTAACATCATCACTAGCACAATAACAGTGGATGTCTATTTAACGATTGGCGGAGCTGACTACTACATTGTTAAAGGCGCAGTGGTTCCTGTTGGGGGTGCCTTAGTTCCCGTTGGCGGTGACCAGAAAGTTGTGCTTGAGACGGGGGATGCGCTTAAGGTTGTGTGTTCAGTGGACACCTCGGCTGACGTTATTGCATCAGTGTTGGAGATAACCTAATGGCTTTTATCGGTAACGCACCAGCGGCAATCGCAACGAACTTCCAAGCAATTGTTTCGGACTCGTTTAACGGCACGGGCAGTCAGACGGACTTTACGCTTACGCGCTCTGTAGCTAGCGTAGCGTGGATTGAAGTCTTGGTGGACAACGTACAGCAGTCGCCGTATGACGGCTCTTACTCAGTTACCGGTGCAACGCTGTCCTTCTCAGGTGCCCCACCCGCAGGAACCAATAACGTATATGTGGTGTACCGAGACCAGCCGCTAGCTTCAATTATTGACAGCACGGCTTATAGACAAACGGAAGTAGACACATTGGTTGGTGGTCGAGTTGCCAAGACTGGCGATACGATGACGGGGGCACTAAACCTTAACGCTAAACTTAATGTTAACGAAAGTTCAAATCAGCAAGCCACAATCCGACAAGACGATGAAACAGGTTTATATCGGGGTGTCAAAGTTGTTAACAGAGGAGGTGGGAACGCAGTCAGCGGTGTGTATTTTCAAGCATACGACTGGGTACAGGGCGGTATTTGGCATGGTCGCGGCGCATCTACTGGTACAAATCGAAGTGGAGCGCTTGTTTTGGGGACAAACCCTGACACAGCTAATTTGACAGAAGAGGGGCTTGTTGGCCGTTTAATTATCGACAACGCAGGTCGCGTCACGATGCCGTATCAGCCGATAGCATCTGTGCGCCGAATAGCAATTAGTCCCGGAAGCACTGGCAACGTCGTAGTTTGGGCTACTGCCGACATTAATGTTGGATCTGTTTACAACACATCAAATGGGCGATTTACAGCGCCTGTCGCTGGAAAATATTTTGTTGGTGCTTCTTTAATTGCAAAGGCCTCCAATGCTTTTGCTGAATTTTCTTTTAGAAAAAATGG